TATTTTGACGGATGAACTAATGGGTAATTAAAATGTAGCATACTTTTAAATTCTTGTCAATAGATAATTTATGCTATACTGTGGATAACTATATGGACAATAATAAATTGGTTTTTGAACTTAATAAGATTCCTGATTCTTCTAACAGCGCGATGAACAGATTGGCTGATTACCAGGAAATCAAGAAGATGTATTTTCAAAGCGCGAAAGCTTTTTCTTCAGGCGAATCTTCCAAACGGAAATTCTTCCTTAATGTAATTAAACCAAGAATCCCCGCGACTGTCAAATTAAATTACGGGAATTACCAAAGATGGACGAGAAAGATGGAACCCCATCTCGCCCGCTTACAGGGTATGTATATTGCCTCGGAAGCGGGTATGGAAGCAAAAACTTTACTCCAAAAAGAACATGAAAAATTGGTTTTTCAGGTGGAAATCAGGCAGGATGTAACTGAAGTTATGCACAGCTTTGTCAAAAATTTAAAGAACTATTTGTCAGATGAGGAGTTATTTAAGAATTTAAGCCAGAAAGAAATTTTGGAACTTTACAAAGTAATCAGGGAAGAAGAAGACCGGGCCAAAAATTTGACCTTAAAAGAAAGGGCCGAGGACAGGGCCGACAACCAGTTCGCCTGGTTTATTTCCCAAGCCCGCGCCGGAGTGCTGGAAACCGGAGACATAGAGTTTTTATCCGATGACATTAAAGAGGATTTGTCGGTATTTAGAACCGATGACGGCAGTTTCGCCCTGCCTACGGGCGCGATTCCAAAAATTAAAACAGGCATAAAGAAAATAAGGCAATATGCTTACGGCCAAACAACAGGAACAATTCCAAAAACTCAACCTTCAGCAGAAACTATCCCTGCTTAATCAAATTAAGTCAATAGGCAAAGGCTTAAAAGATTCCTGCTTTTTCGCGAGGTATTGGCTGGGCATTGAACTGAACCCTTTTCAGGAACGGGTTTTAGCGCAGATGGACAAAGCCATGTGGGGAGGCGAATATAACCCCGTGGACTTGATTGAAACCATTATGCACGCGGGCAACAGGTCAGGCAAAACAATTTTGCTTTCAATTATCCACATTAAATTCGCTTATTACAAAATCGGCATCCAACCGGGCCCGGGCTACGAAGAGTTTAAATACAGAACATTTGACATTAGCCCAGTGAGCAGGCAGGCCAAAGAATGTTTAAAATACATACAGGATATTTTAGAGGGCAGATTTACCTGGACGAAAGACGGCAAGCGATATTCCAATAAATTTTCGTTAAAACTAAAAAACTTTTACCAAGGCAAGAACGAAAATATCGGCGAACTTCGTTATACCAATCGCGGCGTTACTTACGCTTTTTCCACTGGAGCTGATATGGGCGCGGGATTTCAGGGGCTTCCCGCGGGCATCGTTACTTACGACGAGTGTTGTTTAAGCCATCATTTAGAAGACGAACTTGACAGTAATGTTTATTCCAGGCTTGGCGATTACGGCAAACTTATGATGTTAATTGCCACTCCGAACGAGGAAGGCAAGAGCCAGCAATACTTCCACCATTTGATTACCGAAGCTAAAAATGGCAGTAATAACTTCCTTGTTATGGGTGGGTCTTACATGGAAAACATTTTTATTGAAGCTGAAAAAAGGGAAAGCCACAAACAGACTTTGATTGACCGCGACCCGATTATGGCCCGCCAAATCCTTTACGGCGACTTTGTTTCCACCGGCGGTTCGGTTTTTGACGCTCCAATCATTGAAAGGCTCTGGACAACCGAAAAGAAGGGAAAAGAACCTGAAATGGGGCATAATTATATGATTTCCGTGGATTGGGGCATGGCTGAAGGCGGAGATGAAACAGTTTTCCTGGTTTGGGATATTACTACCTTACCCGTAGAGATAGTTTGGGCTTACGGAAAGAAGGGCGGCGACCCTTATGAACTGATGGGGGTGTTGCGAAGTTTAATTTTAAACTATAATAATGCTATAATGATAATGGACACGGGCGCGCTTGGCGGCACAATAATGAAGAAACTTTTAAAAGATGTCCATCCCTTGCCCTTTGACGCGGGAGGCGCGGGAGATATAAAAGCCAATGCCATAACTTACGCCAAAATTCTGATGACCAAGAATCGCAGAAAAAGGCAAGTGGAATTGGGCGTAGAAGTGGAAGAAGTGCCGAACTTTGGCTGGATTCGCTCTTACTATTTGCCCAAGCTTGCCAACCAGCTTGCTACTTACAAAATTGATGATAAAAGTTTAAAGCAGGATTGGGTATCCGCGTTCTATATTGGCGCGTCATACATTTGGAAACTTTACGGCGACAAACCTCACCAAACCAAGTCTTATCACATGAATCCTTTTAGAAACAAAAGAATTGTAACGGTTAGGCAAACACAAACATGATTTTACCATACGCTAAAAAAAGATACCCTAATCTGACGGATGAAGAAGCCATTAAGGCTTATGTATTGCAAAAGGCCGCGGATTTGGAATCCGACACTTACAGCCGCGTATACGGCGCGAAAAATAAAACCGGCACCGGCTACCGCACCGCGGGGTATCAGATACTTCGCGATTTTTACGACGGCGACCAATGGACATACTCGCGCGAAGAAGGTTCTTCAATGAATGTAATTAACTTCTGTCGGATGGCTGTGGATAACTATGTGGCTTTTTTAACCCAGGAAGAGCCTGAAATAGATATTCCGCCGCAAGACCCGAAAGACGACATTGAAAACGCGAGAGTGGCGGAAGTGGAAAAACTCCTGCGCGATATTTTAGACGAGAACCAGTTTTACAACCACTGGACGGAAGCCGTGCAGAACGGTTCGCTTTTGGGCGACAGTATGATTGTGGGGCCGTTTTGGGACGAGGCAAATAAGCGGATTTGGTTTTCCAATATTAAGAGGCCGGAGTTTGTCAGGATTATTTGGCAGGATGAAAACTACAATGTGATAATGGGTTTTTTATATTATTACTATATGTCTTTGGAAGCAGCCCAAAACACTTATGGGGAGCAGCTTAAAGCCAAAGGCATTGATTTAAAAAATACCAATGTCCAGCAAGTTGCTCCTGCGGGCAGTGTCCAACCGGCACAGGGAAATACCCAGCAACTCACCCGCATTGTGGAATTTTATGATGATAATGTCCGCATGCTTTTGATTAACGATAAAATTTTGGAATTTACCGAGCATGGCAACGGTTTCGTGCCTCTGATGTATGTGAAGAACCGCCCGCATCCCACGAGTGCGGGGGGAATTTCCGACATAGAAGATTTGCTTGACCCGCAGAAAGCCTATAATGAACAGAACTCCGATATGCAGGATATTATTAAGCAAGTGGCTTTCGCCAGCATATTTGGCAAGAATTTGGATGTGGAAGAAATACAAAGCGGAATAGCCAAAATTTACGATATGGGCGATGAAGCGGAAGTATTTGCCGACCCAAGAAATACCAATTTTCCTTTTCTGCAAACTTATTTGTCCGACACCAAACAGAATGTGGATATAACTTCCGGCGTGCCTGATGTATTCCAGGGAGGCAAAGGCGTGGCCAATGTTTCAGGCAGGGCTTTGAGCGTGTTAATGACCCCGATTAACAATAAAGTAAAAGGCAAAGAAAAACGATGGGGTGTGGCTTTAAGAACTTTTATAAAAAATATAGAAGTGCTTTTAGAAAAGCATATACCTGGCGCGAATATTTTAATTCAGGGTTGGTATAAAGTGGACATATTTTTCCCCGGCACTTTGGTTCGCGATGTTATGGACGAATTAAACAAGTTTTTACAGAAAGTCCAAAGCCAATATACCACTATGAAGAATATCGGCATTGCTTCTCCTAAAGACGAACAGGCATTGATGAAAAAGGAATTATCCGACATGCAGCTGGCCATTGAACTTTCCCGCAACCCGCAGATGCAGATGCTCTTGGCCCAGCAATTAGTAGCCCAGGCTCAATCCAAAGCCCAAGCCGGAGAACAGGCCGCCAGAAACGGGGCGCAACCGACTTTAAGCCAAGACCAAAACCAGGGTGGGGAAAATCCCGCTTCAGCCAGAGGCAACGCCGTTCCAACTTCGCAATCTCCAATGGGAGCTTTACAAACATCAGCCCAGGCATCAGGCCCAGCTTTAATCCAACAATAAAATGGCACTAACTTTATCCGCAAAAATAGTTTCTTTTTCTCTCGGCAACGCGGTAAGCGCGAGGCTTGAGGCTTTTCGCAAAGCTCGCGCGGACGCGCAAAGTTCCGAAGAATTGGTTTTTTATCAGGAAACCGCGAAAGGCATGACTTATGAACAGCAGAAAGCTTTTAGACAGGGACAGTTGCAAAGAGAACAAAATCGGGATGTGCCTGACAATGAATATATCGCGGGTTTAAAAAAAGAAGTGTCCGGTTTGGCTAAATTGGTTGCCAACCAAAGATTAAAAAATATTTATTTGGATAGTTTTACCAAACTTCGGACTGGCATGGAAACTTCCCAGGAACATTTGGATATTTTAAACGCTGAATTGGCAAAGACCAATGACCCCGACGCGCAGGATTTGATAAATGGCTACATTTCTAACGCTAAAACTGACCAGTATAAACTAGAACAACAAATCAGCGATAACTATTATACTTGGGCGGAGAATGATAAGACCATTCCGGTTTTGGAAAAAGCTTTGAATGATGTAAAAGTGGAAAAGAGCAAGGCTTTGGGCAATGGGGATGCAGGCCGCGCCTCCGCTTTGTCGTTAAAAGAACAGGCACTCCAGACCCAGGTAAATAATACCAAGGTGGATAATTCCATTCACGAATTTAATTTGAAGAAACTTAAAACTTACAATCCCAATGATATTTTAGATTTGTTCAGCCAGAAACTTTCCGATTCTTCCGTTAATACGCCAATAACTTACAACAATCAGACATACAGCAACGAAAAAGAATTTTGGATGACGCAGGAAAGCGATTACTTTAATTCCGGCCAGTTCTCCACGGCTTTGAATAAATATTACGGCGATGTCGCGCAACAACTTTATAACGAATCATCCGTAACTTTCCCCGCAAAATTAAAATTAGTTAATGATAATTTAACTAGTTTATTGAATCGGCCTAATTTAACGGATTTTAAACCGATTATCGCAGGGGCGGTTTCAGGTTTTATGGCTAAAGTTTCGGATATGGCGGCCAAGTCAATTTTAGCGGAAGCGGATACAAATTATAATTACCAATCCGCGGCGGATAAACTTTCACAACTTACAAAAGATACCGGCGTAGACCAAACGGAAAATTACTTTGCTTTAGTTAGTAAAGTAGCCCAGGTAAACCAACAAGCCGCAAGTTCTATTCTTGCTTCTGCTAATCAATATAAAAACGATGGATTAAGTGGGCAACAGGCATTATCCCAGGCAATAAGTGATTTTCAACAAGGAAAAGAAAATATTGTTAGTTCGCCGGAACAAATTGCAAAAACTGACCCGACATCCATAGCAAAAGAAACAGTCCAAGGAACAGCCAGCGGGAAACAACCAAGTAATCCAACTATTTCTAATCCACCTGCTTCTTTTCAGAATTTTCAGGAAGGCGATTTGATTAAAGACCCTTCTTCCCAGCAGGTTTACCAAGTTTCCGGCGGTAAACTAAAAGCTCTCGGTGGTAGTGGCGTGGCGGATGAAGCGGGACTTAAAGCTGCAACTGGAAAAACTTATGCGGATATTAAACAGGTAACTTTGGCTAATGTAAATATGCCTAAAGGTGAAGATTTAATTGTGAATAAACCTCCGGAAGCACCTAAAATTTATAGAACTAAAGTTGGCCAAAGATTTGGTTCTTTCGCGCCTGAAACTGAATTTGCTTTAGAAGGAAATGTTGTGCGTCCATTTTCTTCACTTCAAGCAAAACAAAAAATCGCGCCTAATACCCAAGCGCAGGAAGTTGACACCACATTTTTTAATGATAAAAAATTAGGAGAAAATTACTAACATGGCTATTTTTTCAGCAGGTTCATTAAATAGAAGTGGCGGAAGCGGAGATAACTCCGCGATTTACAATATGCAATTACAGCAAATGGAAACTTTGTTATCCAAAGACCATGTGCTTTCGCCCGCTGATAATCAAAAATTAGCTGCTATGGCCAGAGGTTTTGCCGCGAAAATGTCCAAAGCCAGCCAAGCCGCGCCCTTTTTGTCCAAGGCCGCGGTTTATGAAAATTCTATTGCCAATTCCAAGGATACTTATGTGCCAGATATTAAAAAAGAATTAGATGACCAAAGTTTGGTTAATGGCATGCAATTAACTAATTCCCCGCGGGCGTATGTAGAAGCTACTATACAAACTTTGACGGCTTTGCGAAACCAAGTAGGCGAATATTTAACCGATGCCCGCAATGTCGGCAGTATAAATGAACAAACTTACAGTGATGAATATAACAATATTTTAGATGAGTTGGATAAATGGGAAACAACGGTAGACGATAAAGGCGAACTTGTGCCTGGGACATTGTGGGCTTACGCCACTACTGATGCCAATGGCGATATTAAGAATTTTGAATACGCGCCAAAAATCGCAACTCCCAAACATATTAAAAATTCCACCAAGACGGATTTGATGATTGATGGCAAGATTCCGGTTTCTGTTGTTCCGATTTCTGAAATGTCCGGTATGGTCAAAACAAAATTTTTAGGCAGAGAATTGGCTTCTACCGGACAAGCAACTTTTTCAGTTGACCCCACAACCAATACTCTTATTTCAACCCAAGCTCCTTTAATGAGCAAGGGAGATAAGAATATCAAATCCGGCGATATAAATGTAAAACGGTATATTGGCAACGGGGAATTTGCTTTGGGAACCGACAAGAAAACTATTTACGGCAGGAAAGACGGCAAATATCAAAAGTATGTTAATTTTTCTCCTAAACAGTTGGGAGTAAATTCTGATAATATGTTGCAACTCCCGAAATCTTGGGAAGATAATATTGGTTCTTTGGTGCGGGAAGAAATTGACGGCAATAACTTGCCTACTCCTTCCAACGGGTTGCCTCCGCCTTCTTTGCAGGTTGTTTCCAGTCCGCAAGGTTCGGCTGTTTCCGGCCTTGATTTGCAAGGCGGCCAACCGAATATTCCAAAGGCAAATTCCAGCTCCGCCAGAGCTTTACAGCAACCGCAAGGTGTTGAATTGCAACAGCAGAATACGGAAGCAATTACCAAAGGCGGTTTATTCAATAAAATTATTTCAGCGGGAAAATCAATTTTTAACCGGAGATAACCATGGCTATTTTAAGTCCAGCCCAAATGCAAGCCATACAGGATAAGTATAAACCTGCGGATGTTGTGCCGAAAGTGCCACAAGCACCAGAGCCGAAAACTTCGCAGTTTTTTGGCGAGGCTTTGGGGGAACAATTTGGAATTCAACCGCAAACTAATAATACTGATTGGGAAAACAAACCTTGGTATAATAAAACTTGGTCTGTTGCCGCGGAAGGGTGGGGGGCATTAAAAACGGTTACTAAAGCCATTCCAAAAAATATAGTTCATTCATATGCTAAAGTGGGACAATTGGGTGAACAAGCATTACAAAAAACTGTTGGAACGACTGTTAATGCCATCACCGGAAAGGAATTGATACCAAAAGTTTCCGATGTTTCTCGCGTGCCTTATATTGGTGATGTAGAAACTTACAATTCTCAATATTCAACATTAAGGCAACGGGGTATGGGGCCGCTTGCGGCAGGTTGGGTAATTGGTAGTAATGTTGTGGGAGATATTTCAGTTGTTGCCGCGATAACAGAGAGTTTGTTTAAATTTGCCACTTCTCCCGTAACCAAGACTTTAATTAAAAGCCGAAACAAGATTGAAGATTTTAGGGTAAAAACTTTGGAAGCAAATAAAGAAGGGGTTTATCAGGCTAAAGCACCGCCTAAAATTTCCGTATATCCCACAACGCCCGCGGCCGCTAATCAATTTGGCGGAACTGCGGCAGATACTTTTGTAGTAGTAAAAACTACTGGAAAGGGTATGTTAAAGGGAAGTATTATTCGGGTAAAACCTTCTTACTTGCAACAAGCCAAGAATTGGCTTAAAAATAATCCCGAAGATTTAGTTGCCAATAGTGAAGTTATTTCCGAGCAGATGGTTCCTTTAACCGGCCAGGCCGCGGGAGAATTGTCTTTATTGGAAACCCAGCCAACGCTTTTAGGCCCGACTGTGGCGGAAACTGCCGCGCCTTTGGCTGTTGCCGCGACTATTCCCAAGACAGGAGTAGTAATAAAACCCCAACAACCTTTAGTTTCCCTGCCTAATGCGCCGGAAATGCAAATTACTTTAGCCAAACAAGCGGATAATACGGCGGTAACAGCTAAACTACCTCAAAAACTCTATGACCAGATTAAATGGGGAATGACTGGAAAGTTATCCACAGGCGATATGACCCCTGATGAAGTCCAAATGGTGCAGGGGGGAATTAAAATGTTTGAAGGATTAACTCCTGCTATTCAGCGAACTTTGGCTGAACCGAATTTTACCAAATTGGTTACGCCAACAGGTTATACTTTGGAAAATATTGAAATAAAAGATTCCACCCAGCCGGTTTATAGCCAGATTTATCATCCCGCGGAAGAAGCGGATATTGCAATTCACGCTTTGCGTGAAGTTAATGCCCATAAACTTCGCAGGATTTTTGGCGGATTTACGCCTGAACAAAAAATTGCCATTGGCGATGCTTTAAACGGTGATATTCCGGTGGAAAGTTTGCCGGAAAAAGCACAAATCGTGGTTGGGTCTGCCCGCATTTTGCTTGACCAGTATTACGAAATGTTCGGCATTAAACAAGGCTACCGCCAGAATTATTTATCCCACATTCCAAGGGATAAGACTTTCGCGCAGGTTTATGGCGATAAGATACCCGAAAACTTGAAACTTTTTGCCGATATGGAACGAACCGGCGTGATGGTAAACAGGATTCGCGACCCAGAAGTTCTGATGAATATTTATGTGCAAGCCGCGGCTCGGCGGATGTTCTATAATCCGGTATTGGAAAATTATAAAACTATCAGCCCGAATTTGGCTCCTGGCACAAAAGATTTGTTAGATAAATATTTAAATACCAAGATTTTCAGCAACCAAGGCAAGGCTTACAAAGATTTGGTAACTACCGCCAAGAATGTTTCTCAAAGTTTATATGATGTTTTTAACCCAAACCAGATTTCTTCGGTCTCTTTTGCCGATGAAGCGGAAACTATTGTCGCGGGTTTAAACAGGATTTTTATGTCCACGACTTATTCCGGCGCGTTGGGTTTGCGGGCTTCGGCGGTCTTTATGAATTTAACCCCGCTTTTCTTGATGACCGGCGCGGAAATGGGATTTCCTGAAATGACCGCGGGTTTAAAGATATTTTTGCAGAATCCCGTAAGAGCTTATAAAAACGCGGTGGAAGAAGGCTGGATTCCTGAATTTGGATTCCACCAAATCCCAAGGGAAGGCAAGACCAAGTTTTCCAAAGCTATTGATTTTTACGAAGTGCTGACTAAAAGCACTTTAACGCCTTTTCAAATTGCGGAAATTACCACTCGCGTTGCTACCATTGAAGCGATTAAAATAAAATTTATTACTAATTTGCGGTTGTTGCAGGAAGGCAAAATTACCCAAGATGAATTTAACGCCGGAATTAACACTGACGGGTTAGGCAAGATTCAACAGCAGATATTCGCGGAAAAAATGGCTACTGGGCAATGGGTAGAAGCTGAAAGATTGTTAATTCGCGATACTTTAGACAGAAGCCAGGCTCCCACTCGCAGAGGCGCGGGCATACCGCTTACTTATACTAAAGCGGGAAAAGCCCTGGGCCAATTTTCACAATACGGCACGAACTGGATAAATACGGTCTTACGAAGCTGGATTGGAAGGGGGCAGTGGATGAAAATAATCCGTTATATGGCCGCCAGCCATGTTATGAATGATTCGGCAAAAGAAGCGGGCATTGATACCAGTAATTTAGGTTGGTTAGGCCCTGCCGGTATGGCTTTGTCGCCGGCCGCGACTTTAATTTTTAATGCGTTTAAAGCCTTTGCTTCGCATAATGATGAAGAATTGGCAAATGTTAAAAAACAACTAAAACAATCGGGGACGATTGCTATACCCGCCGGTTTACAGATTAAAAATACTT